CATCTTTGTAATGAAAGAAGCGCCGAACGGGCAGTACGAACTCACCTTTGGTAATGGTGCACGTCTTGGTAAGTTCCCACAACCAGGCAACAAGATCGAAGTGATCTACGATCAAGTGGCTGGTGCGGCCGCGAATGGTGCAAGAACGTTTACTGCGATTGATGACATTCTTGATCAGACTGGTACAAAACTCACACCAGTTATCACAACGATTGATGGCTCTAGAGCCGGCTCAGGCAAAGAGTCTCTCGAATCGATTCGAAAGAATGCACCTTATCTGTATTCAGCACAGAACAGAATGGTCACTGCGCAAGACTACGCCTCACTGGTTCAACGTAAATTCTCAAATGTCATTGAAGATATCAAAGCATGGGGCGGCGAAGATAATGTACCAGCCGTCTATGGTAGAGTTTACTTGTCAATCATCTATAACACAGAACAGCAAGAAGTTATCGATACAACCGAAACTGCGATTGATCAGTTAGTTCGAGATCTTGCGGTTGCATCGTTCGAGGTTCGATTCGAACCACCATCAACAACGTATATCGAGATTGATGCCAAGTTTCAATGGAATCCTAATCTGACCACTTTAGGTCAGACAGCAATCGAGACAAAGGTTGCAAACACGATTGAATCATATTTCACTGATAACTTAGGTGGATTTGATGAGTCATTCAGACGATCAAATATGCTGACTGACATAGACAATTCAGATCCTTCAGTTTTATCATCACGTGCAAGTGTGAAAATGCAGAATCGTTTCGTACCTACAACTGGCAAAGTAAACTACACAATTGAGTATCCTACAACAATTGCCGCTCCTGATGACAAAGACTATATCATTCAGAGCGAGAACTTTAACGTAGGTGGAAAAGTTGCTTTCTTGAGAAACAAACTAAACTCAAGAACAATCGAACTCATCGATGTATCGACGGGTGTTCCTTTGCAAGACAGTATCGGTGACTATGACGAAAACTTGGGCACAATCAACTTTAGTAATTTCACGGGCACACTGATTACGGGTAACTCGTTTATTCGAATCACCGCGGTGCCTTCAAACGAGTCAACAATTACGGCTGTACGAAGTAATCTTATCGAATACGATAAGACCGCCTCAACGGTCGAAGCGGTTATTACCACAACGGTATAAATAGAGAATCGATAACGGATTAAATCTATGACATCATCAGTTACAAAACAATTCAACGAAGTTATTCTTGATACATTCAAGGCTGACTTGATATCTGATTCAGCCGATTATCATATTGTACTATCTCGTGGCGAAGAACTTTCTGAGTTACCGGCTAACATTAGTGACGATTATTTTCAGAGACAGTTTCGTCACCGTATGTCGGCAGTCAAGACGCTTGCAAACAATTCATTTGTAATACCTCGTGTAAACTGGTCAAGCGGCACATCATATCCCGCCTACGACACAAATGTAGACGCAAACTATCATGTAATGAATAGTAACAACGAAATCTTTATTTGCGTTGAGCAAGGTAAAGAAGCCGACGGAACAGTGAAGGTGTCTACGGCAGAGCCGACTAGAACAAAGGCAGCCAACTATGATGTCAACGGCAACACAGGTCGCACATTTGTACCATCGCCTGGTATATCCGATGATGGTTATCGTTGGCGTTATCTGTATACATTGAGCAACATTGCAATATCAAACTACTTAACGACCAATTGGATACCAGTTAAAAAGATCACATCAACAACACCTCTTACCATTAGTGAAGAAGAATTACAAAGACGTAATCAAGACAGTGCAAGAGCCGGCGAGATCATTGGGCTTGCAATCGATAGTGGCGGCACAGGCTATGAGGTTGCGCCGACCATCACAATTGTAGGAAATGGTGATAGTGCACAGTTCACGTGCGACATTGCTGGTGGTAAAATTGTTCGAGTTCGAGTTGATTCAGATGGCGATTTCGACGGAACATTTTTACACGGATCTGGTTATGACTATGCTTCAGTAACATTGTCAAGTGGTGATGGTGTTCTTCGACCAATTCTTTCACCACCTGCTGGACTGAATGCTGTACCTTTACAGACACTCGGTGCTTCAGCACTTATGTTGCAGGTTGATTTTGTTGGTGATGAGACAGATACGTTGATTGCTGAAAACGATTTTCATCAGATTGGTATCATACGTAATCTCAAGAAAACTGACGGCACGGCTGCACCGAACACATCTATTTCTCTTAAGTCGCTTATACACAGTTCGTCAATTACAGGCGCCGAAGATAAGTTGATGACAAGTGGCGATAACTTATCGCAAGGTAAAGTGTTCGCAACCACAGCAACTAGAATTTATTATTGGCAAGATGAAACAACAGGCTTCACACCCTTTGATGCCGATGTGTCGGCTACCGTAAACATCGACACAGTGGGCAACTTTGCATTCACAGATGAAAGTGATTCGCCTATTGATGCATATACGGGCGAGGTTTTGTACATAAATAACATTGGTGCTGAAGGTGAAGGAACACCAACATCAGGAATTGATCGTTCAGATAATCAGACCGAAGACATTCGAGTAATCATAGAACTAGGATAAGACATGGCAAGTACATTTACTTCAACAACTCTGTCGGGAACATATAACGACGATTACGCTGATAGCGATAATTATCACCAGATATTGTTCAACACAGGGCGATCACTGCAAGCGAGAGAACTGACTCAAATGCAGACACTCATCTATCGTGAGTTGTCTCGTTTCGGTTCGAACATCTTCAAAGAAGGTGCTGTGGTTAACGGATCTGGATTATCCGTCAACGCAGATTACGAGTTTGTTCAGTGTGATGTTACAACGGGCGGCACATTTGCTGACATTCCTGTTGGTACCACATTCACAGATACCTCAGGCAGAAAGGCTCGTGTACTCGAAGTTCAGCCTACATCTATCTCAGACGGTTTTGTTTGTGATACACTGTATGTTCAATATATTGATGGTGGCGACGAAACGCCTGCTTCTGCTCCTAGTCGGTTTCAGGCCAACGACACTATCACGGGTGGTGGTTACTCTATTACAACAAAGGCAACTGCTGTATCTCCCGCAACTTCAGTAAGCGGCCGAGGTGTTCGTGCAGATGTTTCAGAAGGCGACTTCTTTGTTATCGGTCGATTTGTTCGTGCAAAGGCACAGAGCATCATTCTCAAGCCATATAACGATGACACATCGGCTGATGCAGATGTTGGTTTTCAGATTACTCAAGAAGTTATTAACGTAAACGATACGAATGCTCTTTATGACAATGCGGCTGGTATCGTAAACACCGCATCACCTGGTGCCGATCGATATCGAATCACTCTGACACTGGTTGATAAAGCAGATCTCACATCATCTGATTCGTTTGTGTTCGTTGGTCGCGTAGAAAACGGTAAAGTCGTAGAAGAAGTTGAATCATCAGACGGCTATAACAAAATTAATGACATGATCGCACAGCGTACCAACGAAGAGTCTGGTAACTACATTGTCAACCCATTCACGATTGACTTTGATTCAGAAGATGCTGACAATCTCAGTCTTTCAGTATCAGCCGGTCTCGCATATGTCAACGGCTATCGTGTAGAGAACCAGTCGCCTATCGAACTGATTGTACCACGATCTACGGCTACTGAGCAAGTGCTGAGTGATGTCACGCCTGTTATTTTTGGTAACTATTTTGATGTCAAAACAACTGGCTCAAAAGGGTTGCCAGAACTATCAGACTATGATGAAGTTAACTTAAGTTCATCTACAACAGATCCTAGTACAAACTTATTAGGAACTGCACGTATTCGAGCAATCGAGCCACGTACTGGTGGTTATCGTGTCTACTTGTTTGATATCTCACTCACTGCTGGTAAGAGCATTAAAGCCACACGCTCAATTGGTACCGCGGCGTCTGATATACTTCTTGTTGATGTGGCCGCAGACAACGAATCAATTCTACGTGGTACACTCGACAACGATCTATTGATGCCCACATCACGACCACGTGGTGAAAGTATCTCAGATGTTTCTGTAACATATCAGAAGTCGCTCGATGTCTCTGCCGTTGCAGGCACTATCACACTGCCTTCACCTGGCACTGGTGAGACATACACAAATTTAGGTGACTGGCTCATTCAAGATATCACAGCCGGTTCAGACATTACATCGCCCGACACATCAAGCGTGACAACATCGGGCGGTACAATTCCTGGTACTAGCACTAATAGTTATCGTATCACGTACTATGTGCTATATCAGTCAGGTGTATCAACAGCGGTACGTACAAAGACACTCACTCAAGTTGACAGTGCCATTGACGTTGTAAATGGCGAGGTTATTCTTGGGCAGCCAGACGTACAAGAAATCGTTTCTGTAACTCGTGATAACGGCGTAGATGTAACCGAGTCTTTCATTCTTGACGATGGACAAAGAGACAACTATTAC